AGACCTGGGTTATTTGTTGAACTTGAAGACAGTTTGAATGTTTTAGTTCCTGTAGATATTCTAACAGTTGGTGTTGGAGTAGAATTTGGATCTCTGATAAAGAATGCTCCAATTAAATCTCCAAAATTATCGGAAATTAATCTAAGATCTTTTACATATGCTACAGCACCACTTGTCTGTCCAACTAGTTGCATACCACTAATCAAATATCCAGAATATTTTCCCTGAGCTTCTTCAGATAATGAAGCAGTATCAATATTTAAAATTTTTGATGATTGATTATATGCCGATGGTATTGATTCTGATTTGACATATGGATTTATCGTATATTTTGCTGAAGGTGAATTGTATTTTCCATATTTATGATCTGGAGATGCAACTCTAAATGAAATTAAATTACTTCCTCCATATGTGCCAATAACAGTTTCACCAATAGAAAAAGATCCAGATGCACCATAATTTTCTAATGTTTTAGAATTTGATATTTCGACTAGTTTTGGAATAAAGTCTACACCACTATTTCCATCAAGAAACTGATAAAATTGTGTAGATGGTTTTAAATTAGATGCAGAAAACCCAGTATTTCTGGATCTCATAAACGATTCTCCAGATGAAGAAATTAAAACATTTCTTATCGTGGTGTCAGTATCACTTACAGTATCAGAAACTGTATTTGAAGTAGTATTAGATGATGTGTTAGATGATGTTGATGACGTTATAAATGATTCAATACTCTGAACTTCTTCCTCTCCTCCTCTACCAGGTAGTGCAATATCAATATAAGAAACTTCGCCCGATTGGGTTTGAATTGGTGTCAATTCGACGGCAACATTGCTTGTTAAATTATTTGTAAGAGTCCTGCTTGAGTTTAATGTTATTGAAATATTATTATCAGGAAGTTGAACGGTTCTTACCCAATTATCAATTTCTGGACTTAATTTAATATCTCCATTATATACAATTACATTAAATGGATTTACATTTTCAACTTTTGTTGCAAATGCTTGTTCTATCCATCCGATTGATGTATATTTAAGAGTTACTGCTTTTCCTGTTTTTTGAACATTTGAATCTAATAATTCAAAATCTACAGATAAATCCAACTCCTCATCAACACTTGAAATTGCCGGAGCAATTTGAGATTTTAAAGAATTTCGACTTAAAACTGGGGTTAGTTCATTTGCAGCAGTATTGACTCTAATGTCCGAAAGTTGTTTATTGATTAATTCATAATTTTTAAAATCATCTACAAAAAATCCACTTTTAAATCTATTATTTCCTTCAGAGTCTTGAATTTGTAAAGTCTGAGTATTAACTTCAAGTAGTGATAATGATGTTACTCTTTCCAAATTTTGAACCCTATCTTCAATTAACCCAATATCTCTCATTGTATATCTTCTATTGTCCATCAAAGTCACAATAGCATTTGCTGGATTATAAAGATAAGGTGGCAATTTGATTGTTGCAATTTCCATTACAGCATCATTTTTATTTGGAGCCTTTGGAGTTTTTGATGATATTCCCTTTTCTAATATAAAATTGCCAATTTTGTCCAAATATAATTTATCAATTCTTGCCAAATAGTATTCATAACCAAGTAATGAACTCTCATTTGGTGCTAAAATTGTTTTTGGTTGCAAATCCGTAATAAAATCTCTAGAGGAAAAATCAAAAGGTGACGAACTAACTGAAGAAAATATTGGAACTCTTGGTCTAAAATCTAGGGTGTCGGAAGATCTTACCAAATTAGGTCCAATGGAAGGAATATCATGAGTAAATCTTTCCTTATCATAACTTAAAACAGTAAAAACATCTCCAGAATCATTTGATGGTATTGAATAATAATCAAATACAATTAATAACTTTTTGGATGGTTCTGTGGTTCCTTTATTTCTAACAATTTTAGAATAATCATAATATTGATTTTTTTGTCCTTTATTGAGAGTAAATGAATTTGTAATATCTTTATATTTTCCTAAAATAATAGATTGTATTTCTGTTGTTATATTTGATTCTGAAAATGTTACTGATTCTGATTCTAAAAATCTTTCAGAATTTAAATATACAATACCCAAAACATCCGTAGAAGGTTTTGATACAACCCTTGCAATTGCTTTACTAGTAATTCCAAGAATATTTTCTCCTATAATTGCATTTGTTGATACGATAGCGGTTGGATTGAATTGAATTTTATCTAATACTGGGTCATTTGAATCAAATGATTCATATACTGATATTATCTTTACAGCATCGGGATAATTTAGTGATATTTCTTCATCCTGAACTCTTAAACCATAATATTGATTATAAGTAAGACCATCACTGATTGAATTATTACTTCCTGTTCCTGATTGTGGATATTTTGATTTGTCTACAGTCAAAATTTGACTTCTATTATAAGTTTTTATTTTACTTTGAATCCCATTTTTTACCAAAGTTGTATTTACTACAACATTACCAGATTGACTAGGAAGCAATCCACTAATATTTACGGTTCCTGAATTTAAATTAAATTGATCAGAAGTTATTTTTGATGTTATTCCGTTACTATAATGTACTGAATACCTTTCTTCATCAAATGCCGCAAAAAAGGCACTACTAATTCCAATAATTGAAGCTGGTGTAAGTGTTAATACTCCATTACCATCCGTACTTTGTCCAGTTATTTGATGAGAAATTGTTAATAAAGAATCTGAAAGATTTACTGAAGAAATATTTGAATCTGGCAATTTTGCATAAAGGAATCCAGATCTTTCATTTCTTATAATTGGAGCACCAATAAAAACATTACTATAAGATCCGTCAACGACTGATCCACTATATATTCCAGAAACGCTTGTTATGGGGGAAATTGTTAATGATATTCCGGTAGGAGATACTGCAGTTACTCTATTAAATGTCTCATTATTATTAGATGTATTTTGATATCTAATAATTGATCCTACCTTTACTCCGGTAAAAACCTTTCCGGGACTACTTAAAGTATTGTTAGTTATTGCCGCTCCTACTACTCCATTGGGAAGTCTAAATCTTTCTAACAAACAATTTGCAGTAAAATTTGCAGGAAGATTTGATATTGAAGTTGGTTGACTTACCGACTTAATATCTTCAGATGAATATGATATTACAGATTTAATTGATCTTGGAAAATCTAAACCATTGATAATTAATTGCTCACCAACTGAAAATGTTCCAGAAGTTTGTCTTAAATTAATTGTAACAGAGTTTCCTCCAGCAGAGACTGAAAATCCACTTGCTCCACTACTTTTACCCTTTACAAATGATGTTGCTGGCAATTCTGTGTCAGAAATTGCTGAATTTAGGGTGATGGTTGTATATGTCTGAATATCATACAAATATAAATCCCAATTAGTTGCATTTCCACTATAAGAAGCATCAGTGAGACTAAAATTATATACTCTTGCATTTCCAATTGTCGACCCTATTCCCCCAAGTTGATCGTTCAAATTTATAACACATCTTTGTTTTGGTGTTCCAGATACAGTATTAACTCTTAAAATATTCCCCATTTCGAAAGGAATGTTTGCATTTTCAATAGATTCAGTATCTCTTGATTTATCAACATCAATAATTGTAGTTGAAATTTTATCTATATCATATCCCCTAACATAAGCTTTTCCTGGAGATATTTTTAAACACATTAAATCTTCAGATGGTTTATTATCTTGTTCTGTCGTTTCGGTATCAAAAAATAATCCATTATTACCCAATCTATCATTTAAAGAATTATTAACAGATACATTAAACGGAGAAACTGTATAATCGCCAGATTCATCGTATGTTCTTTGTGCCATATAATCTTTAATTATATTATATTGAGTCTTTGTCTCAATTATTTTAATTTTTCCATCTTCAACTCTTAATAATTCGACAAAGTCTGTGTCATTTAAATCTGACAATAATTTTTTAGTTAGAGTTAAATTTATTTTAAATCTATCTGCACCTGGCGCAGCATAATTTGTAAATCCTTTGGACGGATCATATAATGAAGAGTCATCCTTTGCCCCGACAATCAATTCATCAATTTTTAATCCAACCCTATATGATGGCACATTTGTATAATTATCTAATATTATGGTTTGTTTAGAAACATTAACAAAGTAACCTCTAATAAAATATACACCATCTCCAATTGACGCTGCAGAACCTATAGATGTTGCATCTGATGATAATAAAGATGCAAATGGTGTTCCAGCATTAATTGTAGTATTTCCATATGTTATATTTTCATCAGCAATTAATGATTCACCATTCTCAAATGGATTAAATTCGAAATTATTGTCAGAATCTATATATTTGACATATATTGTTAAGTCATCAACATTAATATCATCAGGAAAGGTAACAAATTGAATTATTGCGGTTGTTCCTGATATTTGTCCAGTTACTTTTTTACCAATGAAATTTTTAATGTAAAGAGAAACATCAACTCCAAAATTGCTTGAATTTAGTTTGACAGAATTAAAATTTCCATCATATGCAATGTTTCCAGGAATCACCATTGATCCTTCTTTAAAAATATGACTTCCAAAAGATTTTACCTGATCTTGTAAAAGAGATTGTAGTGTTGTTAATTCTCTTGCCTGTACAGGATACCCAGGTTTAAATAAAACTTTGTAAAAATTACTTTCAGAATCAAAATCATCATAATATGGACTAATATTTAAATCTGTTTTTTGTGTCATTTTTAGTTAGAATTCCAGAATAATTTTAATGTCTTCTTTTTGTCGAATATCCCTTGTTACCAAAGGACGATTATCAATATATATTATTTCTCCCGACTTTGTATTTATCTCCGGATTTGAAAGTCCTCCCGTAAAAGTTACTCCCAAATCTATAACTTTTCCACCAACTGTTATTTTATTACCATTATTGGCAAATGAAGTATCAATAGCTGCGGTAAATGAAGGAGAAGATCCTCCAATATTTTGTGAAGAAGATTCAAAAGCAAGAACTTTAGATTCTGAACTTACAGTATTATAATCAGTTTGATCTAAATTATTGCCAAAATATAATGATCTATCTCTAAAATATTTTAAAACTTTTGTTTCTTTATCATATGATGCAACATAACCTCTAGCAGTTCCTCCCGCAACAGTTTGCGTTATTTCTTGTCCTATTGTTGGAGATCCGGAAAATGTTGAAGTCAATCCAATTCCAGAAAGTGTTGAATATTGATTTTCAGTAAAAATAACAGAATCTGAAGATGGTATTGTTGGATTTTTTATAATTCCAACCTGTGAAAATTTTGTATCAGTTGGAAAATCTTTTGTAGAATCATCAAATCTTGCATAGATTAATATTTTATCAGTTCCCAATTCTGTGTAAATATCATATCCGTGCCCCTTTGATGGCGGAATAATTGGTATTAATTTTGCCGGATTTGGTATAGATCCTCCTTGCGGTTGAAGATTACCAAGATCAACTATTGCCCAGCTATAACCATAACCTCCTGCAGTAACTTGTGTTGAAGTAATTTTTCCAGTAGTATCAACAGTAATTGATACTTTTCCTCCAGTTCCATCGCCAAGAATATCAACAATTCCTGAAGAATATCCAGATCCTCCATTTGAAATATATACCTGTTTAATTTGATTTGGATTTGTAGAACTTGAATATCCACTTTCCCGAATACTCACAATTTCACTATTTGTAGATGTTTTCCAGTCATTCGGAACAACAATGTATTCTGTTGAATCAAATTTTATAATATCACTTGGTGAAATTGAAAATAGGTATTTCCAAATATATCCATCTCCACTTTGACCTGCACTAGAAGGATCCAAATCAGTAAAAGTTGGTTCGTCTTGTGATTTATTTCCCTTTAAGTTTTCTGCAGAGGATCCATTATAAATGCAAATATAAACTCTATAATCTGTATTAATTACATAAAAATTTGAATCATATAATCTAGAGAGGTTGGAATTTGGTGTAGGGTTAGAAATACTATAATCGTGCCTATACATATCATATGATGTATTAGCGGTCCATTTAACATATCTTACAACTCTCCTAATATTACTACTTGTAATTTTTTTACCAAATAAAGCAGTATCCTTATAATGTGAAGAATAATCAAGATTATCAGTTGGATTTGGAATATTAGTATCCCAAGTTGTTGTTCTCCCAAACCCTGCATTTACAGGATTAGATAGTCCTAAAAAAACATAATAAGAATTGTTAGTATTTACAACAGAGTCTATAAAATTGCTAGCATTTAATATTCTAAATTGATCTGTTACGATTGCTGCCATATTGTTATTTTTTAGATATTTATAAGAGTTTGGAAAGTGCTCCAGTTTTCCTAAGACCAGATTTTCTTCTTTGTATTGTTGAGAATGTTGATAATCCTACATCAATAGTATTTCCTGTTACTCCTATAGAAATTGGAGAAACTGATCGACTAAATCCGGATAATCTTCCCCAAGAGTATTTTCCAACAGGATTTGATGTGCTTCCAGTAGATGCCAACCCAACCACGGATGTTGTTGATAATATGTTGCAAGTAATAATTCCAACAGTTCCGCTTGAAGAAAATGCAGAGATAATGTAAATATTATCTAAAAATGTTGTTCCTATTCCAACTATTGCAGAATTTGAAGTATTAATAGAAGTTAGACCACTTCCAATTCTTGTATCAAAGATGTAAATTGGATATCCTATTTGCATTCCTGAATATCCTGATGGTCCGGTTAAATGAAATTTAAGTGCCAATGGATTTCCACCAATACCAGTTGTAGTAGTAATTCCTGTAACAATTCCACTAAATCCATTGACTAAAGTAATTGTTGATATATTTTCATATATTGGATCTTGTAGTGGTGCAATAACTTTTGGGGAATTTAAAGTTGTATAACCAAACCCAGGATTAGTGATTATTATTGGTGTTGTTAATGTTCCTCCGGCGCCAACTGTAACTGTTGCAGTTGCTTTGGTTCCTATTCCAACACCTATTACTGGAGGTGAAGAAATTTTTAATGTTACCAAATTTCCAGTATATCCACTACCTGGATTATTAATGATAAGTGATTGTACTGTTCCTAATCCAGAAACAACTGCTGTTATTCCAGCCGACACCGGATCAGGAGAACCAGAAACAATTAAAGCATCTGTTAAGTTTGGGGTTCCATACTTAAAGAAATCTGCATTATCAACAAATATTTGAGTATCCGTGGTTGAAAAATCTCCGATAATTTTTGCAGTTGGGAATATTGAAGATTCAAGAGAATCTCGACTCTTATATACCAATTCTCCATTAATTTTTTGATCAATTTTTTGCTTATTCCAACTTAATGGTTTATAATTTTTAGAGTCTACTCCTTGCTTAGAGTATAAATTTGTTTCAAATTTATCAGATCCAGATATATCAAATATTGTTCTTTTATCCTGTGTTATTGTTTCAAAAATTGAATTATTTTTCAAAACTTGAACAGTATCACCTCTTTTTAGAGTTTCTTTTATATCATCAAATAACTCAACATCATCACCGGCAGTGCCTTTATAGAAAAAGACTGAAACATTATCTTCTGGTTTTGGTGCAGTTGTAAAAACAAAACTTGTTCCACCATCAAATCGATATGCTACTTCTGGATCCTGAACAATACCATTAATAACAATGAATAATGCATTGGAAAGATTGACTAAAGAATTATCTAATTTTTCAAAACTCAATAATTCATCATTATAAAATAATGGAAATCTAGTTCTAACTCCATCTTGATAGTTTTTAATCGAATCAATAAAATCAAATTCTCCGAATTGCCAAGCAGCAAAGGAATCAGTAAATGTATCAATAACTGTCAATTGAAACTCTGACAATGGAGAATTAAGTCCCTTTGCAGTAACTAATCCAACAGGTTTAAATACATCACCTCTTTGGAAGGAATATCCTTGTCTTGAAATACTAAATTTAGATACTTCAAAATATGTTGATCCAATTCCTGTAGTTGAACTTGCACCAACTTCAACATTTAGTAAAAGACCTATTCCAGTTTTTGTTGTTGCACCAATTCCTAATCTTGATACTCCAACAACATTCAAATTTTCATAAGATGGTTCTGATACGAATATTTGCGGATTTGAATAACCAGTACCTCCACCAATAATGGTAAATCCTAGAGTTCCTCCAGCACCAATACTTGCACTTATAGTTGCTGCAGAACCAGTATGTCCGTTTTCATATACTGAAACTCCTATTGAAACAATTCCATTATATCCAGATCCAACTTTATCGGTCGTTCCAATTCCGACTGAAACAATACTACCACCTGCACCAACTACAGCAGTTACTGCCGCCCCAACAAGAGGCGCATATCCAAGACCTGAAGAAGATCCCAAAGATACTATAATTCCTCCTCTGGGAGTTTGATTTTGGTTTACATCAAATTCGGAAGTAAATATACTATTTGTATTTGGAATAGTAACTCCAGAAAATATAACACTAGATATTCCAGAATTTTCAGTAATTTTAAAATTATTTTGAGGATTATTAAGAGTTGTTGGAGTTTGAAAAACGCCATTTATGAATAAGATTCCACTTCCTCCAGAGGTTCCTAAACCAACCGTATTTGCACCACCAACAGTTAATGTAAATGTTCTACCAATTCCTGTAAATTGAGATGAAATATCATCATATATTTGATTTGAGGTATAATCATTTCTTAAGAAAACTCTTCCGGTAAAATCTGATGTCTCAAATCTTAAATTACTTGCATCTCTTTCTATTTGTGGATTTCCTCTTGGAGATTCTGAAAAGAAAATCTTATCATCAACAATATTATAAGATCCCTTATAAATTCTTGCTTCTGTAGAATCTGTATGTGATGTTGCAGATGATCCTACAAGACCTCTTCTCACTTCAACTAGATTAAAACTTCCATTATTTGTAATTGGTCCAAAATTTGTTGTTCCCAAACCAACATTTATAATTCCCATATACTCATTATCAATCTTGAGAATATCTCTTGGAACTATTGTTGATATTCCACTTAAAGAAAATATTGAAGATGCTGCACTAATTTGCCCATTGTTTCCAGACAAATTATGAGATATTGGAGTAAATAATAATGGATATTGAACTATGTTATCAATTGTAATAAGTGCTTTTTCATTTTTCTTTTTCATTTCGAGTTGGTGTGCATTACCTAACCCCACTGAAGTGAAGGTAACTCCAATTCCTAAAACAGCATAATCTTTTCTTGTTGATAATTTAAATTGATTTTCAGATATTCTAATAACATAAACATTAGAATGTAATAATGTAGTCACAATTCCTGCAGAATTTAGAGTTGATCCAATTCCAACTGAACTTGCACCAACATCAATAAAAGTTGATTTTGGGGTATATATAAGTTCTTCTAAAGGACTAAAGAAGTGATTTTTTATCGTAAATATTCCTGTAGAAAGATTTAATATTGAAGAATTTGATGGATTAAATGTTTTTGCAAAAATTGGAATGTTGTCATTTTTTAAATCAAAATCAAGTCTATTAATTCTATCTCCATTAATTGCATTATAAAAAATAATATCAATTGAATCATTTACTGTTCCGTATGTAAAATCTGGTGCAATATTAATAGAATCTAAAGTTGAATATAGGCACTGATTAAATGAAAGAATTTTTATTTCAGAATTTATTCCAGAATCTGGATAGAATTTTAATTCAAAATTATTTCCAGAATATTCTCCACCAAAAGTTCCAATTCCAGATGTACTTCCAATTGAAAGAAACGGAGATTGTTGAACATATATGTCATTATTATCATGAATCATCATAACCTGATGAAGAGCATTAGTAGATCCTACACTTACTTCGACTAAAGATTTGATTGCATTAAAATTAGATTTATTTAACGATATTATCGTAGATGCTAAAGAAACAGTAGATGAATAATTTGATTGATATATTGCACTTCTTTCATTTCCGGCAATTTGACCGCTCAAAATAAATCGATGTGTTCCAACTCCAACCGCAGTTGTTCCGAACCCAACAATTCTTGATCTAATATCTACACTATTTGATGAATTATTTTTATAATTTAGAGATAAAATTCCAGAAGAAATGTTTGCTCCAAATGTCCCAATAAAATTTCCAGAATAATTACTTGAAGATTCTGAATCAAAATAATATTCTGAAATATATGTATTTGTTCCATCATGATTTAAATATACTTCAACAAAATTCATCAAATTTGTTGTTGAATCAATAATTTGAACATTAGCAAGCAATGATGAAAATTTAGATGAGTCAACTGAAATAATTGAAGTTGATATTCCTGATGATGATTTTTTATTAGATCCAGTTAAATTAATAAATCCAATTGAAGTTGTCCCAATTGCAACTGAAGATGAATCAAAATTACTTTTAATAACTTTAATATCATAATCTGTACTATAAGGATCATCTGGTATAAATTGCAAATAGGATTCTCCAGAGTCATTCTCAACTATAGAAAATTCTCCATATTTTTCTCCAGATATGTGAGTAAGTCCTATTCCGGAATTTACAAGTGTTGATTTTTCTGCTACAACTGGATCAGTTCCATCATTTAAAATGATAAGTTCTGATAATTGAATTTGTGAATTATCATAATTAGAGACTCTAACTAAAATATTGTTATAAGATGTTCCAGAATTTAATTCAATTAAATTTATAAACTCACTCGGTTCTCCATCTAAATTTGAAAATTGTCTACTTATATCATCTATTTTTAAAACAACATTGCTTTTACATTCAATATAATCTGCTAATTTTTTATTTTTTAATTTTAAAAATTTGGAGGAATTTTCTACAACATCAACATCAATAACAAAATCAAAGTCATAAACTGTATCTACCCTATTCTCATCGATGATATCATATACAATTGAAGTAACATCTTTAGAAGAGACTAGTATAGATTTTGCGTTTGCGGTTGATGTAATTCCAGTATCAGCAAAATTTTTAAGACCACTAGTATGGAGTAGGCTATTGATTGGAGTTTTTGAATTTTGATATGTAATTGGACTTTTTACAGTATATGAAAGATTTTGATAATAATCGTTGTTTGGTATTACTTGATTGTCTTGACTTAATTTTCCAATATCATCAAACCACCCAAGATTTTTTTCGACAGAATAATCAATTTTAAATTTACCAAAACCATATTCAATTTCATTTATTGTTGCTATATTTCCAGACTCATTTCCAATTATAATTTCTTCTGGTGATGGTTTATAAGACCCAAATACTTTAATGAAGGAGTTATTACTTGAAATAATTTTTAAATCTCTTTCAACTCCTTGTGAAGAAAGTTTTTCACCAATATTGAACACTGAAGGAGTTTGTAAAACTTTAAATTCTGGATAATCTGTACTTTTTATAATATTTGCGGTAGAATTTTGAAGTGTCTTGGCAATTCCTGGGTTTGTAGTTAGTCCGACCAAACTAATAGTAACTTTATCAACAATTCCAGTATTATCATATCCAGTGACATTAAAAAATTGATACCCATAGTCCTCAGAATTAAATCCATAACCATCAGATCCTTCTTTTTGAATTCCTTCGATGAATACTTTGTCCCCAACATTATATGGAGAATTATTAAATCCTAATATAGGAGTTGTTATGAAACAAGTAAAAATTCCACTTGAAGAAGATTCAACTTTTTGAATACTAATTCCGTTTGTATTATTTTCCGCAACCAATTTTACGGTTGTTTCTGGAAGACCTTTAGGATATTGAACAATATCTATAGAATTTATAGAATTTCCTGATAATATTCCATTCAAGATTCCACTATCAATTTTTTTTCCACTTATAGAATTTACAATCGAAATATTTGGAGCACTAGTATATCCTTTTCCACCATTAAGAACTATGATGCTATTAATTGTATTTGAATTTTTAATTGATATAAGAGGAGATATATATGCAATTGGTTGTAAAGTTTTATCGGAAGAATATTCAAAACCTTCATTAATAATTCTTAATTCTTTAATATTTCCTATTGTTTTTGATTTTGGAACAATATATGCATCTTTTCCATTTTTTGAATTTGATCCAACAAATATTGGAAGTTTTTTATATCCCGATCCTCCAGAAACGATGTTAATTTTGTGAATTGGTCCTTTTGCTGAAATTGAATTTGTATTGTATTTTAAAATATCACATTCATTTTGAGAATATGTTAATTTTTGTGGTATTGACTTCAAAGAAATATTAAATGTTGTAGACCCAATTCCGGAAATATTGTATGTTGAATTATATTCACTATTTGCAAATAATATTTCAGAATAATTATTTACCGATGTATCTGAAGTACTAATATTTCCAGATTTTTCTAAATTATAGTATAATTTATTTGGCAATTTTTCGTCATAATTAATAGTAACAGATGCATTTGAAGAAACACCAACAGTTCCTATACCAGATAATATAAATTTCGATGTTGTTGCAATTGATACAAATTCATTTTTATAATTTTTATCATAATAAATTTTAAATTTATATCCTGAAAGTGAGGAATCGGATAAATTGAATACTAAATTGTTATTTTTAATTACACTAATTTGAGGATTTACTAATGAAATTGATTGACTTGATCCTCCAGTGCTTGCAATACTTACTACTATTGGTGGAATATTTTTAGAATCAGTATAAGTCTTTGAAAGTTTTATAATATTATCAGTAACCTTATAAACATAATAAAAATCTGTAGTCAATCCTAAAGGTAGTACATTAGAATAATATAATATTTTATCTCCGGTTTTTAAATTATGAGAATTAATAGTAATTGTATTTGTGGATGTGTTAATACCAGTGGAATTAAATCCTATAGGATTGATCAATATATTGCCGGTATTTAAATCTCTCTTAACACATATAGAAACGGAAGTACCAATTCCAACAGAAAGAGATGGCTTAAATTCCAAATTTATAATATCATTATTAATTAATTCGTGATATGTTGATAATGAAACTGTAGATTTAATTTTATCAACTTTTCCTTTTATTTGAAAATATTGTGTTTCAATTGAATAGTTATTATTATCATAACCATTGCTTCTAAAATATACTTCTGATGATGTAAGATTTGTCTTTATTCCTATGATATTTTTATTTTTATTTGTGACATATACATTTGTAGGAATATCGAATTGATTTCCTGTAGGAGAAGTTGATATTGAAATATTTGATCCACTATATGAAAAAATAACAGGTTCATTGTTTGAAAATGGATGATTTTCAATATAAATTCCTTGAGTGGGAATAATTCGTGTAATATCAGAATCTCCAAGTTTAAATGTTATCGAATTTGTAATTCCTGCTGTTGTTCCAACTCCAACCGATTGAGTTGGATTAAATAATACTTTATTATTAACTTTTGAATTAAAATAATCTATTTTTTCAGAAATTGTAAATGAATCCGGAATGAAATTTATTTGTGTTGTTGCGGTATGTGATACTCCAGTAGATCCTCTTTGAACCTTAATTATATTAAGATTTTCAAATACTTCTAAAACTTTCAATTTTTCAGAACCAATTAAAATACTACTTCCGACTGACACCTTTATCGGAATTTGAGTAATATAAATTTCTGTTGTTAAACCTAATGTTGAAGTTGTTGGAATGTCCTTAAGAACATTGGAATAATATGATGGTACTTTAATTTCATATGAATTATTTAATTTGGACAAATTTGTTGAAAATCCTGAAATTGTAACAAAATCATTATTAGAGAGACTGTGATTTGGTAAAATTGTAACTTTTATTTGATTATCATTATTCCAAGAGAAAATTGAATTTTCATAAGTTTCTATAGAGGTTTCTAATTTAACAATATCCTTTCCTGATATAGAGGAAACTTTTGCAATTAGTCCTCCGCCACCTGTATTTTTATCATCAAAGTTTAAAACATCATTTACCTTATAATCTGATCCTGGATTTATAATACCAAATTCACTTACATTTCCGCTAGTTACAGATTCGACAACAGATTCTTGATTTGTAAAATCACTTGTTTCGATAATAAAATCATTATCTGCATAGTTGTCTGAAATTTTATATGGTAAAGTATTTCTAAGTAACTCTGAATTATTAAAATCAAATGATTGATTGAGTATTGAATTTTCGAATAACGTATTAGATCTATATGAATTTCCAATAAAATATGGAAATTTTGGATCTAAGGTAACTGAATCTAGAGTTGCAAAATACGCATATGTTCCGTCTGGAAATTCTGGAGTTTTTCCAAATCTCCCATTATTTTCATCTAAATCTCCAGAATTTGTATAAGTATAATCTTCAACAAAAAATTCTTCTGGAAATTGAGGTCTATCAATAATATTATTTGATTTTAATTGATATCCAGAAGATAAAAGTTTTGGTGGCGAATTTGAATTTTCTGGATCAGTATAACCATATGGTCCGTATATTGGATTTCCATCATATGCCCATCCAATTATCTTAGATACATTCCCAGTATCATTAAATGAGGATCTTAACTCTTGAAAATATCCAGAAATTGAGTATTGTAATTGATTTTTTCCTTCAAATAAAATCTCACTTCCGAATTTATAATTATTATTTAATGTTAAAGATCGAATCTTAACATCAAAAACGGCATTTTTTCCAGAAGATTTAACTAAAATTGTTGTTGATGTAGAAGAATATCCTATTCCACTATTAATTATCTTAATATCTGTTATTTTTCCGTTTATAGTTACTGCCCTTAAATCTGCCCCAGATCCAGAACCAGAAGAATCTACTACAATCAAATCTGGAATTGAATAATATTCTATTCCACTATATTGAATATTTACTGAATTAATTTCACCATTAATAATTATTGGAGTTAATTGTGCTTCTCTACCATTTTTTATTGATATTAGAGGTTGTTTTTGAAAATTTATAATTGTCGATCCATATCCTGTTCCGTACTCATACAAATAAGTATCAATTATTTTACCTTTAATTACTGGAGTTGTTATCAAAGATTGATATTCCTGTGATGTTATTCCAAATCCAACTGGAGAATATATCAATGAAACAGATATTTCTGGATAACTAAAATATTGATATCCAGATCCAATAGAAGAAAATCTAACATAATTTTTTCTATTATAATTACTATTATCTGTTCCACCAATTCCGGCATCACATAATTTAAATGAATTTTCATTTTCATTTAAAATATAGTATTGGGATAATGTTGAAATTCCAATTGTTGATGTTTGATAATTATAATTTATTAATTCACCACTTTTAAATCCATGATTTTTAAAATTAATACTATGATAAATTGTTGATATTCCTATGGGGGAAACAATCAATTTTCTATTCGTATATTCTCCTCCATTAAGTACTTTAATTTCTGATATTGTATTTTTATATGATGCTGTTATAAACTTATGAATTCCTGAGTTATTATTTCCATTGAAACTTATCGTATTAATTCCTGAATTATAATCTAAATTTGATGGATAAAGTCTAACAGTCTTATTATTGTCTATTTTAACATAATATATTGAGTTATTGACTAAAGTTCCTGGTGAAGTTCCTATACCAATTCCAAGATTTCCATTTGAATTATAAATTAAAGGTTCTCCATTGTT